TTTTGAATTTATTTCTGGACCATCCAACCTGCGGCAAAATCGCAATCGAAAATCCAATCCCACATAAATATGCAGTAGAGCGTATTGGAAACAGGAAGTACTCTCAGACAATCCAACCTTGGCAGTTTGGTCATGGTGAGACTAAGAGAACTTGTTTATGGTTAAAGAATCTTCCAAAGCTTGAACCAGAAAATATTGTAGAAGGTAGATTTGGATATTGTCATAGTTTAGGTCCATCAGCAGAGCGTTGGAAACTTAGGTCCACAACATACTCAGGAATTGCCGAAGCTATGGCAAATCAATGGGGATAATTACTTACAGAGAGGAGAAAGATTATGGATAGATGGTTCTTAATACTTCCAG